CTGTTAGACAAGCTCATGTTTTCAACGACAGCTTCCACTAACATGGGGTACATTGGGCTGTCTTGTCCCAAGGTTTGCAGCAACTGTACCAATTGTGTCACTTCGTACTCACGTGCAATGACACCAAGGCTGCTAGAAGCTACAAACTTGTAATCTTGTGCAGGGAAGTTGTCTGGATCATATTGCATATAACGCCATGCAACCTTGCTAACCAAAGGAATGAGGAAGGAGTCTTGGAAGTTGATTAACGTGCGCTTATGACGCTTTATAATGGCTCCCAGAGACATACTTACAGCACCCGCTGCTGCCTCTCCATTGATACTTCCGGGGATTCCTGCTGCATCAATGGCTCCAGTAGCCATCTGAACCATGCGCTGGAGGCTTTCTGCCTGTGTAAAGCTCACTTGGTCAAGGTTGCCAAACTTAAATGGCATCATAATCTCGGCAGGGTTGCCATTGGTTATGATTGTCTTACCCGGGCGAATCTCAAACTTAGCACCACGAGGCATCCGTGTGCCATCCATAGCCATCATTGGGTGGACAGTTAACGCCAAGGCATCAATACGAGCACGAAGCTCAGCATCCAAAGCCTTCTGGCTGTTATAACCCTTCTCACAAATGCCACGTCCCCAGAAGCGTCCGGGAACCACATCCCAAGGGAAGGCAATCAGAGGACGGTCTTGCATCATGTAGGGGTTTTCTTCTACCTTGAGAAGAATACCACCATTGGCAATAATGACAATGGCTTCTACATATTCGCTTTCTTCTTCTTCTTCGTTGTCTTTCTTTTCGCTTTCCTCTTTAGGAGGAGGCAAGTCCATAGCATCGTTGAACTCTTTACGAGGAACAAGGCCGTAATATTTAGTGAGACGAACCTTGTCATCTTGATAGATAATCAAGTCTTGGTCAGGCTCAAGGTCTTGGTCAGGAGCAGCTTCTGTAATATCTACATCACGATAGATGCCCTTCTCAATGAGCATCTCAACCTGATGGCGAGGAACAAACTCATCAATGGCTACACCCAAGGCTTCCTCAATAGAGGAGGCAACAGGGTCAATCAAGAAGTTCTGTGGCAGAATGGGGCGTACCTTAACCACTGTACGTGTTTTGATATTCACACCCACAGCTTGCATAGCTCCATCAAGGATTGGCTGTGTAGCTGGTGTAAAATCTTGAACCTCATCAAGGACAAGCTCAGCCATACCTGTGCCAAACACAGCAGCATTTAACAAACACTCAGCTACAGCCTTGCGTGTCTTGGTGTATTTAAACTCTTCATCCAAAGCATTACGTGTAAACTCAATGTCTTGACGGTCTTGGTCACGTACATCATCATGGATGTCAAACCATTTACCACGCCCAAAGGTGGCTTCTTCAACTTCAGCAACGCTACTCTCTACAGCTTGCTGCAAGGCAGGGCTAATAAGCTTGCTACGCTCGCTCTCACGTGTCTTATCAGCAGCATCCCACTGACCACGCCACAAGCGGTAATACTCATCAAACTTCTCTTGATGGTTACCAATGTAATGGTCACGCCATCTGTCAGCTTTTTCAATAACCCAACCAGCTAAGTCACTACCTTTGTAGGTTTCTTCAGAATCAAATTTCATATATTTCCTTAGTATCCGCTTATAGCGTCCATTGGTTCGTAGGGTTCTTCTTCATATTCTGTTACATAGCTTTGCTTGCTTAGCTGTTCTATGTAGCTCAGAGCGTCAATCAAGTCATCATGCACAAGAGTGTTAGGGAACTGGAAGAGTTGGTCAAGAAACTGTATGTTCCATTCTCCCTTGTTGAGCACAACCTGTCCATGCTCAAAGCGTCCCTGCAATGCCCAGACAATCCTGTCTGTCTTCTTCTTGTTTCCATGCGTGAGTTCTTCAACTCTAAAGAATGTCTGTGTTCTTCTCATTATGTCTGATAGGTAGGGCATCACTGCTTGCTTAGCAATACCCTTCTCAATACCTATGGACACTGGTTCATACTTCTTAACAGCAGCAAATATCTTCTTTGCTGTCTCTTCTTAACATACCAGCCCTTGTCGTTAGTCTTAACAATGGCTATGGCACTGTCATCAAGCCTCTTGCTCTTGCTGCCCTTGCTCTCGTCTGCAAAGCCAGCCAAGTCAATGGCAATGAAAAAGTCACCATCAGGTTCTTCTTCATCAAACTTAACCCATTCCTCTTTGAAGAGTTCTCCACCCTGTGCTTCAAAGGAGGCCATAAACTCTTGCCTGAAAGCAAAGCTGCTCATGTTCTTCTTAGCAGCCTCAATCTCATCTGGGTCAATCAAAGGATTGTCATAGCTGGTGAAATGCCAGCTTTTAAATGTATCATCATCTCCAGCCATACCATATTGGTAAAGCTCATAGAAATGGTTTCTGCCCATTGGCGTTCCAATGAACAAGGCATGACCCTTCTGGTCAGCCAAAGCAGGGCGTAAGATTTGTTCCCACACCTCTGGCTTCATGTCTGCATATTCATCCATCACCAGAAACTTCAGGGACACCCCTCGCATTGTCTCTGGTCTGTCAGCCCCTTTAAGGCTGATGGTGGCTCCGTTAATGAGCTTCACCTGTAAGTTATTAACATGGCTACTGGCTATGACAGCATGTCCCACCTCAAGGAGGGTTTGCCACATAATGTCCCTTGCCTGTCCCTGTGTAGGAGCAACATAGAACACATGGCCTTTCTCTGCCTGTAGCGCATTGAACAACAACAAGTAGGCAGCTAAGCGGCTCTTACCTGTTCTTCGTCCAGCAGCTACAACCTTGAAACGACACTTGTCGCTCCATACAGTTTGCTGCCACGGAAGGAGCTTAATGTCTAGACTAGTCAAGCTGCAAACACATCGTTAGTAGGCATCAAAGGATTGTCCAAACCTTCATACATAGTTGCTTCACTCATCTGCTGTGGGGTGATGCGGTTACGGATGTATTCCTTAAGCTTCTGGTTATCTGGGTGTTCAACACTGTACATTCCTTTTTGAATGCGTTGGTAGTATTCTCTAGCTTTTGGCCCGGCTCCATTCCACACTTCTTCAAAAGGACGCTTAAGTCTTTTAGCTGTATCATACTTCTCTTTAATGGCAGCAGCAAAGCCAGAGGAATACTCATCATGCCCAAGGCTGGTCAAAGAATCAACAACCCCTTTAAGCTTCTTGTTATTAACATCCCACTCATTATATCCGAAGTTACTACGTCCTTCTTCCAGAGCCAAACGTGTAAGCTGCTCTGCTGTGAGCTTTGGAAACTTTGGGTCAAGAGCCTGTGCACTTCTGTAAGCGTCTAACAAATTTCCCATTGTCTCCATGTCATAGGGCTTAGTAAGAGTTTCCATCTTACCAGTTTTTAAGTCTGGCCTACGTCCAAAGATGACATCCTCAGCAGGAACTTCTTTGTACCTTGGCTGTCCCCACCAAGAGGTTACAGGGTTTCCCTTAAACATCTTTGGGTTGCTTCTCTGAGCAGCTTGCATATCAGCAAGCCAATCTTGTGTATACTTATGTGGAGGAAGGTAGCCACCCTCAACTTGGTATGTCTTTGGCATGTTATTCCTTGTATGCGATGTCTTCAGCTTCGTCTGCTGCTGAGATGATAGTTTGCTCACCACCAACGCCAGTGATAGTAATAGACACAGCAGCCCTACCACCACCATTCTTGTCCTTCTCGAAGTGACTAAGAGGGAGCAACCTATCCATGATGAGCTTCCATGCAGCCGCTTGATTCTTGTGATTATCATCCAAAGCTGCTCCATATATAGCCTCAACAACCTTCTGGCTTCTGGGACTGTTTAACATCCTAGAGCGATATTCGTTTATGATTGCCTGTTCACCTTTTGGTCTTCCAACAGCATTCCTCTTGCCCGGGGTCTTGGCAACTAGGTCTGTCTTCTTAGGCCGTCCTCTTTTTTTAACAGAAACATCTGTATTCATAAGTCCTTCTGTGCGGCTTCTATGCCTCTCTGTGCAGCTTCTATGTCCATCTGTGCATCATATATGGCACACTAAGTACTTTAATGTCTCATATATGTTACTTCTTTTTTATTATTTAATAAGCTTCCTTAATTGCTTATATGTATTTATTATACCACACATTGTGTTAAATGTCAAGCTCTTTATGTGGCTTTAATGCTACACATTGTACGATTAGACTGGACACTCTAATTTCCTTTACTGACCAATGGGTCATTATTACTTTTAG